CTCACCGCCCTCGTCGAAGGCCTCAGCCCCGTGCTGCGCGAATACGCCGCGCTCATGGCGACACAGCTGTCCGGCCTCGAAGCCAAACAGCGGGCCGTGGCCGCGCGGCTGTCGATGCTGGAGACGGCGGCCGCCGCGTCCCCGGACCCGTCGGGGGGCACACCGCTGCCGGGCCAAGCGGGGCCGCCCGGACCGCCGGGGCCGCCCGGGCCGGAAGGTAAGCCCGGGCGTGATGGGCGGGACGGCCTGCCGGGCCTCCCTGGCGACAGTGGGCTCGATGGCCGGGACGGCGTGAACGGGCGGGACGGCGTGGACGGCCAGGACGGGCTCGGGTTCGACGAGTTCGTGCCGATGCTCGACATCGACACGAAGACCCTCACGCTCCGGTGGACGCGAGGCGAGCGGGTTGTACAGCGGTCCTACGTGCTCCCACTGACGATCTACAAGGGCGTGTGGGAGTCTGGGGTGACCTACCAGCCGGGCGACCTGGTCACTGACGCCGGGTCGCTGTGGGTGGCGAAGGTGGCGACGACCGACCGGCCAAGCGAGACCGGGCCGAGCCCTCGGCCCTGGCAGTTGGTCGCGAAGCGCGGCCGGGACGGCAAGCCGGGCACCGATGGGAAAGCGGGACCCCAAGGGCCACCCGGACGTGATCTCACCCAGCTCGGCCCCAAGGGCGAGAAATGGTAAAGGCCTCCTCGTCCCGCCCGCTCCCGACCGTTCCAAAGCTGTGGCCTGGCAGCACGGTTGTCTGTATCGGGACCGGCCCCTCGCTCACCCAGGCGGACGTGGACTTCTGCCGCGGCCGCGCGCGTGTCATCGCGGTCAACGACGCGTTTCGGGTCGCCCCGTGGGCCGAGGTGATGTACGCCTGCGATGCCAAGTTCTGGTATTGGCATTGGCACAAGGGCGCGCGCGACTTCGCGGGCCTGAAGTTCTCGATCGACCCAGCAGCCAAGCGGTATCGGGGCGTGACCGTGCTGCGGAAGACCGGGGACACAGGACTCGAGCGCGATCCGTCCGGCCTGCGGGCGGGCAGGAACTCAGGGTATCAGGCGATCAACCTGGCGGTGCATCTCGGCGCCGTGCGGATCGTGCTGCTCGGCTATGACATGCGCGGCGACGGGAAAGGCGATCACTTCTTCGGTGCCCACCCCGATTCCTCTAAGCCGCCTTTCCCGGTCTGTCTCCAGCGGTTTGCGACGCTCGTCGACCCGCTCCGCGCCGCCGCTGTCGAAGTGATCAACTGCACGCGCCGCACAGCCCTAACCGTGTTTCCTTGCCGGCCACTGGAATCGGTGTGGTCCGCGCCGGTCATTGCGCCGGCCCCCGCGGAGGCGCTCCCATGCTGATCGCCTACGCGATGCCGTACTACAAGAACCCGGGGATGCTCGCCGAGCAGTATCGGGTCTGGTCCGCGTACCCAGATGATCTGAAGACGGCGATCGAGATCGTCCTCGTGGACGACGGGTCGCCCCAGCCGGCGATCGACGTGCTGCGGCCCGCGGACCTGCCGCCCCTGCGCCTGTACCGCGTCCTCGAGGATCGGCCCTGGCATCAGCACGGCGCGCGCAACCTGGCGGCGCACGAGGCGGCGGCGCCGTGGCTCCTCCTGACCGATATGGACCACGTGGTTCCACCGGAGAGCCTGCGGGACCTCCTCCTGGTCGTGGCCGCTGCCGCGCCCACCGACGTGTTCACGTTCGCGCGGGTGGACGCGCCGGACCTCCGGCCAACCGTCGATCGGCACGGAGCCGCGAAACCGCACGTGAATACCTTCGCCATCCGTCGGGACCATTACTGGCGCGTGGGGGGCTACGACGAGGACTGCGTCGGCTACGGGACCGACGGCTACTTCCGTCACCGGCTGAACGCGGTCAGCACCCGGCGCCACCTGGCGGGGGTTCCGATCGTGCGCTACCCGCGCGAGGTGATTGCCGACGCGAGCTCGTGTCAGCCGGGCGTCAACCCGCGCGCGTTTCGCGACGCCGGCCGCCGGCCGGCCGAGACGGCGCGCCGCCAGGCCGCCAAGCGCGCGCGTGGCCAGCAGGGTCCGACTATCCTCGCCTTTCCGTGGGAGCGGGTCCTATGAGCAGCCAGGCCCGCGTCCGCTCGGATGCGCTGCTTCGCCGGTGGTGTCCTCGCGTGACCGGCGACGTCCTGTCGATTGGGAGCGCGGCAGACCGCGACGGTGCGGGGCAGGTGTACCGCGCGTACTTCTCGGGCGCCCGCAGCTACACGACGTCAGAAGTCTCGCCGCGGCCAGGGTGCGACCTCGTCCTCGACATGCGGGCGATGCCGACCGTGCCGGACGCTGCGTACGACGCCCTCTTCTGCAGCGGGGTCCTTGAGCATGTGGACGACTGCCACGCCGCGGTCGCGGAGTGTCATCGGATCCTCCGTCCGGGTGGCGTCTTCCTGGTCGGGGTGCCCTTCGCGCAGCGGCTGCACTGCGTCCCGACCGACTTCTGGCGGTTCACCCGGTTCGGCCTCGCGTACCTGCTCCGCGCCTTCACGATCGAGGCGCTCGAAGCGATCGGCGACGACCCGAAGTTCCCCTGGACCTACTGGGCGTGGGCTCGGAAGGAGGCGGCGTGATCACCGTGATCACCTACCTCTGGGGCACGAAGCACTATCAGCCGGGCCACGTCCAGCAGCTCGCGCGCTCCGTCGCCAGGTGGCTGTCCGTGCCGCATCGCTTCGTCTGCGTCACGAGCGACGCCGTGCCGGGGGTGGAGACGATGCCGAACCCTGTCCCCGGCCTGACGGGTCGCTGCTATCGGCGGCTGTGGCTCTTCTCGAAGCACGCCGCGCGCCGGTTTGGGACCGAGGGAATTCTGCATCTCGACCTCGACCTCGTGATCTGTGGCCCGCTCGGTGGCTTCATTTCGGCCGAGGACTTCCGCATCTACCGCGCGGGGTCGGTCGCCGCCCGCGGCTATTCGCTGAATCCCTCGGTCTGCTGGCTCAGGCCGGGCACCCAGGCCGACATCTGGGCCCGGTATTGGAAGGCGCCGACGAAGGTGGCCGCGGCCGCCAACGCCGCCGGCTTCTGGGGCTCCGACCAGGCGGTGATCAGCTACTTCCGGCAGGCGGTGGACGTGCCCACCTTTGGCGAGGCCGACGGACTGTGCTCGTATCGGACGATACGGCATCTCGGCCTGACGGCGCCGCCGGAGGGCACGCGGATTGTGAGCTTCCACGGCAAGCGGTCGCCGTATGAGCGCGAGATCCAGCGTGCCCACCCGTGGATCGTCGAGGCGTGGAAGGAGGCGGCCTGATGCTGACCTTCGACGCTTGGCACTTCCCGGACGGCGAGACCCATCTGCCGCGACGCATGCAGAAGGGGGCGCTCCGTGTGGATGGCCGCCTCACCTACCAGTACCCGCTCTATCAGAGTGGGCTGAAGCACTGTCACCGTCGCCGGGTCGCCGTGGACGTGGGCGCACACGTCGGGCTCTTCTCCTATTGGATGGTTCGCGACTTCGCGCAGATCGTAGCCTTCGAACCGGTCGAGGCGCATCGAGAGTGCTGGGCGGCCAACGTGCCCGCGCGCGCGGGCGACGTGCTGCACGCCTGCGCACTTGGCGCCGGACCGGGCACGGTCGACATGGAGACGACGCCTGGGTCGAGCGGAGGAACCCGCGTGGCTGGTCAGGGGGATATCCCACTTTGCACCCTCGACAGCCTGGGACTGCCGATGATCGACCTACTCAAGATCGACGTCGAAGGGTACGAGCTCGAGGTGGTCCAGGGCGCCGCGGCCACCATCGCCCGCTGTCGGCCCGTGGTCATCGTCGAGCAGCGGGCCAAGCAGGTGGCCAGCTTCCAGCACGGGCCCGCCGACGCCGTCGCGTGGCTCCGGCGCGCCGGCGGCACGGTGGTCTGGACGGACAAGCGCGACTACGTGGTGACGTACCATGCGTGACCAGGTGGTGACGAGTTGCTCGGTGGAGGGCGCGCGGCTCTATGGCCGCCGGATGGTGCAGACCTACGTCCGCCGCTGGCCGGCGGCGACACCGCTCGTGGTCTATCTGGACGCGCCCGTCGAGCCGCGGCTGCCCGTCGAGACGCGCTGGACGCGCGAGGTCCAGGAGTGGGTGACATGCCTCGAGCGCTGGGCGCCGCACCCGTCGCTGCACGGCCGGTCGACGCCGGCGCGGCCGCTCAACAAGCCGTACAAGTATCAGTTCGACGTCGCGCGCTTCAGCGTGAAACCCTTCGTCTGGCGTGACGCGGCCCGGCGGCTGGGCGCGGGGATCCTCACCTGGCTTGACGCCGATACCGTCACCCGGCACGCCATTCCGTCCGGGTTTACGGCGAGCCTGCTCGGCGAAGCGGACGTCGCCTTTCTCGGCCGCGGGGCCATGCACCCCGAGACGGGGTATGTCGGCTTCCGGGTGCCGGAGGCGCTGCCGCTCCTCGACTGGTGCTGTGAGGCATACACCACCGATCGCGTCCTCTCGCTCGCCGGCTGGACCGACTGCCACGTCTTGCGCGCGGCCCTCGCGGCCGTACCCGTGCAGGTCCGCGACCTGACCGCGCAGCGCTACGACGGGCACTCGCATGTCTGGCCGGTCTCCCCCCTCGCCCCGTACCTGACGCATTTGAAGGGCGCGCGGAAGCGCCAGGCGGCCGCCGTATGAGCCTCCAGCCGACGCTCTACCACGGCCGCTGTGCGCCCGTGATCGGGCGCGGGGTGAAGTTCGGCGCGGACGTGCTCATCGACGGGCACGCGCCCGTGACGATCGGCGACGACGCGTTCGTGGCCCATCGGGTGCTGATCCTGACGGGCCAGCACGCGTACGAGCAGTCGGGCGCGGCGCGGCAGCGCGCCATCCGGGCGCGGCCCGTGATGATTGGCGAGGGGGCCTGGATCTGTTCGGGCGCGATCCTCTGCCCCGGCGTGACAGTCGGCGCGCACGCCGTCGTCGGGCCAGGCGCCGTCGTGATGCGCAACGTCCCGCCTTGGACCATCGTCGGCGGGAATCCCGCGGTCCGGATTCGGCGCATCCGCCGAGGAGGCGCGCGATGATCACGGTCGTGTGTTGGAAATGGCAGCCGGCGCCAGGCTACCGCTCGACCTTCGGGCCCGAGACGGTGAACGTCCTCCGACGGATGGTGGCCCGGCACTACCCGCACCCGCACCGGTTCCTCTGTGTCACCGACGAGGCGGCCGGCCTTGACGCCCAGGTGGAGGTCATCCCGGCCTGGAACGACTTCGCGCGCGTGCCGTCCCCCTTCGGCGGGCGGAACCCGAGCTGCTACCGACGCCTGCGCGCGTTCCATCCGGACATTGCGACGGTGTTCGGTGAGCGGTTTGTCAGCCTCGACCTGGATACGGTCGTCGTCGGTGACCTGACGCCCCTGTGGGACCGGCCCGAGGACTTCGTCATCTGGGGCGACACGAACCCGCGCACGGCCTACAACGGGTCCATGTTTCTCCTGCGCGCCGGCAGCCGCCCGCAGGTCTGGACGCGGTTCGATCCCGCGACCTCGCCCGCGCGTGCGCGTCGGGCGGGTCAGTTCGGGAGCGACCAGGGGTGGATCAGTTACTGCCTCGGGCCGGGCGAAGCGAAGTGGACCCGTCGGGACGGGGTCTACAGCTACCGGAATGAGATCCGCGCCCGCGGCGGCGCCGTGCCGGGGACCGCGCGGATCGTGTTCTTCCACGGCCACTACGATCCGTGGATGCCGGAGATCCGGCGGACGTGCCCGTGGGTCACGGCCGCCTATCGGGGCGCGAGGGAGGGCGTACCCGCATGAGCCTCATCACGTTCGCCCAGGCGACGGCGCAGGTCCGGCGCGGGGACCTCGTCGAGGGGTCGCCGCTGGACGCGGAGGCCGCCGACCTGGTGCAGAAGATGGCGGCTGCGGAGGCCATCATCCTCGACTATCTCAAGGTGACGACGGCGCCCGGGTCCCCGCCCGCGTGGGACGAGACGACGGTGCCCGAGGTGGTCCGGGCGGCGGTCCTCCTGCAGCTCGCGGAACTGTATCGCTTCCGCGGGGACGAGGCAGCGGGCGCGGCCCAGACGGCTGGCGATTTGTCGCCGGTGATCACAAACCTGTTACGCCGGTATCGCGACCCGGCCCTGGCCTGACATGCCGACGATCCACGGCTCGAGCGGCGCCATGCGGGAGCGGCTGGTCCTCCAGTCGCAGGTGCCGCAGCCGGTCTCGGTGGCCAGCCTGGAGGAGCTACTCGGCGACGCCATCGCGGTGACGGTGACCCCGCATGGGTTCGAGACGGGTGATCGCGTGCGGGTCGTGGGGGCGGAGCCGCCGGCCGGCTCTCCGCCACTCTGGGGCGACGACGATGGCGCGAATGGTGTGGTGACGGTGACCGTCACCGGCCCGACCTGGTTCACCTATCCGCTGGGCGTGGACATCGGGTCGCCCGGGACGATCGGCGGGACCATCACCGCGACCTTCGTCTCGGATGCGCAGGGCGGGCGGCGGGCGACCTGGTGGACGGTGGCGACGGTGGCGGCCGAGATGATTCCGATTCGCGCGTGGGAGCGGCTGCAGGCGGCGGCGATTCAGATCGAGCGGACCTATCGCTTCCGTATCTATGCGCGGGCGGACATGAGCGAACGTTTCCGGGCGCAGTGGACGCCGGTCTGGCCCCCGGGCTCGACGACCCAGACGCTCGAGATCACGGGTGTGCTGCCCGACCCGGCGTGCCCGGCCTACCAGCTCCTGGAGTGCAGCCGATGAGCCCGAGCTATTGCCCTCTCGCGTCGGTTGGTGATGCCGTGGTCCAGGCGTTGGCGCAGGATGCGACGCTCGCGGCACTGGCCCCCGGTGGCGTGGCAACGGATGTGGACGAGAGTCCGACGTTTCCATTCGTGCTGGTCGAAGTGCTTCATGCCGGAGACCTCGGCGGGTTCGGAACGAAGCCGGGTCTTGGCGCCGTGCCTGACATGGAGTTGCGGCTGCACGTCTTCCAGGGGGAACACGGCACGCTGCGGAATGCGCAGATTGTCATCGCGCGGGCGGTCGCCGTGATGGCCGATCCGCCAGCGGTCTCCGGCTACGGCCGAATCGGGATCTTTCACGAGTCGACGATCCCGCTGGCCGACCAGGAACTGCGCGGGGTGAAGGTGTTCGAGATTGTCGCGTCGTTCCGGCTGCTGATCGAGGAACGGTGATGCTGATCACTGTGACCGACCCGACGCCAATCCCGACGGACGACCGCTGCCCGAAGTGCGGCGCGCCGAGGGAGGCGCGGATTCAGTCGCAGAGTTTCGGGCCGGTTCACGATGTCTGCGGATCGTGCTGGCACGACTTCGTGGAACGGACGGTTCCAGACACGCCGGTGATGCCAGACCTGGACGTGGAATGAGCCAACGCCAGCGGGAGGCGCATCTGTGGGCGGGTCGGCTCCGGCACCTCGAGCCGGTGGCGATGGGATGGATCTACGAGAGTGACACGACCGCGACCGCGGACCTGGCGCGGCGCATCCTGGCGCAGGCAGTCGGCTTGCGCCGGTTACTAGACCAGATGGCTGGACGCGTGAGCGTTCCAGGAGAGGAGCACCGATGAAAAGCGCGAGTCCGGACATCAAGATCGAGTTCGGCCAGGGCAGCCCGATGGTCGACATCTCGCAGTGGGTGGTCTCCGACGTGCCGCTGGGCGGCGAGGGGATCTACATCGACGGGACGCCCTACGGCGTCACGTCGACCGTCAACGAGTCCGTCGGCGTGGACAACCAGCCGGACGTGACCCTCGAGATGTTCTTCGACGACGCCGACGATGGGCCGCTGGATCTCTTCGGCACGCTGTCGGACCGGAACACAGCGGACTACACCCTCAAGGTGACCTGGACGGTGGGCAGTCCGGTGACCTACTCCGAGTGGCCGTGCGCGATCAAGGCCAACCCGGTGGTCGGCAAAGTGAAGGACGTCACGCGGATGCGCGTGGTCCTGACCTCGCGTGGTCCGGTGGTGCATCACCGCCTGAGCGCGTAGTCGCAGACATCAGACACAAGACGCCCGGCTGGATCCCTAGGACGGCCGGGCGCCATTGGAGGACAGCATGTCAGCACCGTTCGCCTCACGAACGACCGTCACGATCCCGATCCCGTTCGACCCGCCGAACGAGGTCACGCTTCGCAAACTCGCCGGGCGACATCTCGAGCGAGCGAAATCCGCCTTTCTGCAGCGGCTTGTCCGCGATGTCCAGCAACGCGGGGGCGCCGCGGTGCAGAAGGACATGGAGCAGCTCTTTCGGTCGGACGAGTCCAGCCAGGACACGGCGGCCACGGTGCAGGCCGTCAAGGCCGATCCACTGAACGGCTACGACAAGTACGAATTGGCCGCTGCCGGGATCAAAAGCTGGACCTATCCGGAATCGCTGGTCCCGCAGAAGGTGCTGGACGAGGACGGGCACGAGGTCCTCCGGGTGGTGGCGATCGACGACCTCGAGGATGAAGGCTTGACGTTTTTCGCGACCGAGGTCATGCGGATCACCAAGCCATCGCTGTTCCAGACGGAGGACGAGGCGGAGGCGGACCGAAAAAACGACTGATCCGGCTGGATCGCGCGTTGGACAAGGAGGGGCCGCTCCCGGACGCCCTCTGGATCAGCCGGATCTGCCAAGAGTTCCCGTGCTACGGGCCCGAGGAAGCGGAACGCGCCTGGCGGCGGGCGCCGGTGGGATGGCTTGAGGAGATCATCGAGGCGCGCCACTACGCGGAGGCCAAGGCCCTGTACGAGCGGACGGCGCGGCCGGAGGATCTCCCGAAGGATGACCCGATGATCACGCTTGTTGAGGAAATCAGATACCAGCGTGAAGGTGAACGGTTGGCGGCGTCACGCGCACGAAAGGGTCCTCGTGGCTGATCTATTCAGAACCACGCTCGATACCAGCCTGTTGAATCAGGCGATCACGGCGATGCCCGAGGCGCTGCGCATTCGCGTGCAAGAGGCCTGTCGCGTCTCGGCCAGCCACATCGTGCGTGAGATGAAGAACCGACTGTCGCGTCAGCTCTCCCCGACGGCGACCGGCGTGACTGTGGCTGGCATCCTGACCGAACCCTCGTATACCGGCGAGGGCTGGATCGTGCGAACGACGGACGTACTGGGAGAGGCCGAGGTAGCGCGGCGTCAAGCCCCAGACCCTGGGATGCGGCCCTCGAAGTGGCTACGGCGCTCGCAAACGCAGTATTGGAAGGAGGCGCACGTTGGCCTCTATCTGGAGAAGGGCACCGCGCCGGGAAAGCGCCGCAATCGGGCGCGCACCGCGCGGCGGCCCTTCTTCTACGCCTCACTCGAACTTGAAGCGCCTGCGCATGAGCGCCGCCTGCTCACCGCGATGGTCGCCGCCGCCGGGTCCGTCGGACTGGGGGGCTAAATGGCTGCGTCCGTCCCACTCATCTTCCGAGTCGCCGCGAACCTCACGGAACTGCGGTCGAACCTCGCCGAGATGAAACTCCAACTAGAGACGACCAAAGCGTCGATGGAGCGGATGACCAAGGCCTTCGACGGCTCGAAGCTCATCGCGGACGGCAACGCGCTGGTGGCGGTTGTCGAGGGACTCGGTGGCGCGTCCAAGCTGACCGAGGCCGAGCAGCGGCGCGTCAACGCGACCCTCCAGGAGTCCCTCGCGAAATACAAAGTACTCGGGCGCGAGGCGCCAGCGTCGATGTTGGCGCTCGAGAAAGCGACGGCCGGAGCCGTCCGTGAAACCGAAAAGGCCTCCATGTCTGCCTCGCGGTTCGGCGTCGTCGCCGGCGTCGCGTTTGCGGCCGCGCAGGCCGGATTGCGCCTGCTGATGACCGGCGTGCGGTCGCTTGGTTCCGCCTTTGTGGCGGGCGCAATCGACATGAACGCGACGCTTGAAAGCTCGACGCTGCGGTTTGCTGCGCTGATGGGAGACGCGGACCGGGCCCGCGAGCACATCAAAGACCTCTTTGAGATTGCGAAGAAGACGCCGTTCGAAACGGGACCGATCATCGAGGCCTCGAAGTTCCTCGAGGTCTACGGTGGCGCCGCGCTGAACACCCGCGACAACATCATCATGATGGGCAACGCCTCCGCCGCGACGGGGGCGCCAATCGAAGAGTTGGGCCGGGCGCTGGGGCGACTGTA